ATCTGAGCCACGAGCCATTGTAGAATCATATTCAAGTGAACTCATTACACCAACAACTGCCGTAGGTGGCTCAATAGAATCAGGTACAAAAGAATATATACTTAATCCTGAGATTGTTGCTAATCGTGTTTTTAATCCTTCTCTTATGCTAGATAAACTTGCCATAGGTATTACTATAACAAACTTTTAGCAGATAGCTGACCCTTCGGAGTTGATTGCTGAATGAATGAAACAAAGGGTCAGCTTCTTATCTGCGTGTTCAATGATACAGGGAATTGAATTATCGAACTATCTAATCTTAATACAATAAATTAAGTGTGCAATATATACAACTCTTTACATATTGCAATTCGTGTTTTTCACAAATCATTCTTCTTCTTTTAGTGTATCAAAACATTTAGGGTGTGAGCCTGAAATTATTTGTTCTCTCATTGAAGCGTCAAGGTAAGGGAAGTATTCTTGCACAGTTTTTCTAGGATTATCCCACATATACTCGTGCCAATCTTTTCTTATTACTTCTACTGTTCCTTCTTCTCGACACATAAAACATCTGTTGGTTGGAACTGTAACAATATCGTCATCAAGATTCCTATTCATATATTGTTCTGATGTGTATAAGAGTTTCTGCTCTTGCAAGGTTAAATGACCTGCACAGTTTTTTTCTTCAGGGCAGTTGCATTTAGTTATCATCATCTCTTACTCCACTAATGTCCAAATTAAAACTTGGGTGTAAGTTTTTAATATCTTGCTCTGCTAACTTGATAGCTTCTTCTTCATTTGTAGTTGTGTAGTTTTTACTTCCAATAAAAAATACTTTGTGCTTTTTCATTTTTCCCTCTCAATCAATCCAATTTCTAATTTTCTTTTTAGTAACAATCTCTCAGCTAACTCAATTTGTTCTTTAGTTTCTAAGTGATTGTAAATCTGTTCTAGGTTTTCAAAGATTGTCATTTTTTCAAAACCATATCTTCTTTGTCTATTTCTTTATCACAATGAATACAGACAAGTGCAGACCAATACAAATGTGTTACTTCTAATTCCAAAGTACATTCAGGACAATCAAATCTGAATGTTGTTCTCTTTTGGTAAATCATTAGGAAGCCTTCCATTTAGTTTGCATTCTCTCTGCAACTTTTCCATAAACAAACTTGCCACCTTTTTTGCTTTGAGCTTTTCTTCTTTGTTGTCTGTTCATATCAACTTCCTAACTTGTAATCTTTTGGCAAATTAAAATCTTCTATGATTCTCTGCCTAATAGATTCTTTGTTAGCTACCCACCACTTGTGGCTCTTAATTTGTTCTTCTTTTAGTTTCATTCTTTATCTCCTTTATCCTAACGGTGTCCAAGTTAGGACACCGTTTAGATTCTTTTTGTTATATCTCTTTTACTTCTATAACCTTGTGTCCTTTTTTATCTGAGAAGAAACCTGTAAAGAAATCTATGAAATCTTTAGCAGTTGCATTTTTGTTATGCTCTCCCATATCTTGATTATCTAGTTCTAATGTAATTTGTATTTTCACATCAACTCCTTTTTTCATAATTAATCAACTTGGTTGGATTATAATTTGTGATTTTTGTGTTGTCAATCTTCTATTATAAAAATCTTCGATTTGACAAGTAGGAGAGTTTCTGCTATCGTAGATTATGAATGAAAAAATAGAAGGAGTTAAATTGCAAAAATTTACTTATCAAGTCTTGAAATCTTTTAAACAAGATTACACAGACTTTAAAAATTTCCGAGACGCAGAGCTTGTCTTGGAAGATACTATCGAGCTAGATGTTCGTGGCTACAGAAATTCACTAGAAGTGTTTTCTGCTTGGTCAAACAGAGAATCTAGTATCTATAACAAAAAAAGAACAGAGCAAGAGAGCAAAGAGTTTTCTTACTTTGTTCAAAACAAAATAACTAATAATACTCAGAAGGGAGAAGAAGAATGAGTACAGAAACTAAAGGTTGGCTAAATGTTGGTGCAACTAAATCGCAAATCGCATTTGATAGTTTAAATCCTCTTAGGACATCATTATCAAAAGTAAAAGCAAATGAAGATAGATTGGTACATATCTATAGAACTGTTGCTTATATTTGCAAAGTAAGTAATAAAGAGTTGGTTGAAAAAGTTGTTGATATAGTTGATGACCTTAATAAAGAAATCGAACTCTTGTGGCATACAGAATCTAATTTACCAATTTGTGTAAAAACAATGAGTAGATTAGCAGAGCATACTAAAGATATGAATAAATCACTTGATAGTTTGATTTGGGAATATCTAAGACGAGTGCAAAGAACTGTAGGTATTGAGCCAAGTCATACACGAACTCGTGAAGATGATTTGAAACTTATAGATTCAATCGATTGGTCTAATGTAAACTTTGTTGAAGTTGGAGTTAGCTACGACAAAGGATTAAAGGGAACAAGTTACATTTATGATGAATTAAGATATGGAGATTCTAAATACAGAAAAAGTATTTATATAAATGATTATCTTAATAAATCTTTTGTTGCAAAAGATGTTATGCGAGAGTGGGATTATCGTGAACAAGACCAAAAAACTTGTGAACATAAATGGACTAAATATGTTGACGCAGATAGAAATGGCAAAACTGAAAAGTGTAAGTTTTGTAATTTAATTTGTGAGCATAACTTTGTTGAGAGACACAGACGAATTGAGCTTGGAACATTTATTTGGAATGAATGTACCAAGTGTGGTAAAGATTAGTTCACACTTAATCGAAACTCGGAAGCCCACCGTTCATTCGGTGGGTTTTCGTTTTAAAAAAATTTTTTTTTTTGCTTACCGTCAAATCGAAGGAGTAATAACTTCGTCAGGTCTAGGCTCACGATAAATCACATTACATTTACAGTTCACAGTTTCTTTAGCAGATAGATTTGGTGCTTTAGGATATAAAGCTCGTTCTCCACCAACAGTAAAGTAATCGTTTTGTCCTACTACTTGTCCGTCAGCAGTAATGTGCGTGTCTCTTGACTTTTGGAATGTTGTCTGCCATTCTTTGACAGTAATGAGTCCTGATTTCTCAACTGCGTCATATTGTCCAAACTGAGACAAAGCACCACCTTCAGTTCTAGCAATAGTAGAAGCTCTACCTAAGAACTTCTTTGGTAAGACATTCTCAACTTGTCCTGTAATGTAGTCATAAAGATTATCTCCATATAAACCTAATTGAGTTCCTTCATCAATGGCTCGTCTGATTGCTCTATTCAAATTAGCTTTAGTAGTTTTAGCTAACTCAGGCATAACAGAATCTAACCTTTGATTGACAAAGGCTACTGCTTCACGATTGTATCTAGTTCTTGGAACAGGAGAAGTAGCACTTGGAATAATATCTCCACCACGCTGACGGATTGGATAGAAGCCTTCATTAACAACTTGGTTTCTATTCTTCCTTCTAGCTTTGTATGTATATAAATCTGTATCTTCTACTTCTGAATATCCTTTAAGGGAAGCAGGTAAGAGAATACCAAATTGAAATAACTCAAAGTCATAGATTTCAGATAAGTAAATATCGTATGTGTCGAGTTTCCATTCGTTTGTAGTATCATCAATTATCTTATCTAAAATCGGAGATTGACCATTCAAAACAAAATTTTTGTACGCAGGGTTGTCTCTCCCCCTACTCATACTTTTCGTGATTTTTTTATGTTGCTCACGCAACAAACCGAAGAAGTAATCCGTGTACCACAACTCCCAATTACGAAGCATAGCCGTATAGTTCCGATAGATACCTTCCTTGACTTCTGTATCGCTGAGACGATTTGTTCTGTACTCTGTGTCTGCTTGTTCTCTTAGCTTATGCCTACGCACTAGTTCTGAAGCTGACTTACCTACTTCATCTCTCTTGTCCATAGCTCTTACTAGTTTAGAACTCCACCTTTGTCCTGCGTTGCCACCCCATAGCTTCCAAGCAATAATGCCATTAGTAGCTCTATCAGTTCTTCCTGCGAAGTAATCTCTAGCGTCTTGTGTTTGTAAATCTACTTCGTGTCTTGGGAAGTACTTAGCTATGTGTCGTACCTTCTCAGGACTAGCCTTTGTATTCTCCACGAGATACCGAGCAGTAGCCAAACCAACTGATGTTCC